ACCGATTTTTGTTAGAGTCTATGCCCATAACTAAGATCACTTGATAATCTGAGTTCTCAGAAGCAGTAGCTGCTAGGTCAACACCAATGTAAATATTGATAGGGATCGCATTATCCCCTTCTATTAAATAATTAAACTTTCCTTTATTTTCAACTCTTCCTTTGTAATACTGTATTCGATCTATCTTAAACGATGCATTAGTAATATCTCTCGCATCATTCATATACTCCTGTGCAAACTTATTAACCAATCCTGCTTCGATAAACTCTCTTTTCTTTCCCTCTAGTTTTTTCATAGAGAATTGTTCTGGCCATATAGACTGATTATTTTCAATAGCCCTATGAAAGACAACACTCCAAGGATACTTTCTATTTTCTTCTTTTGCTTTGTTGTAACCATCTACAACCATTTGCAAGAAACTATCAAAATGTACAATCGTTCCAGACAGCCATATCCACCCCTCTTTGCCCGGAGTTTCCTCTAAGGCAGGGTACACTGTAGATACGATCCATTTCTTAATATCTGCACGTCTTTCTGGCGTTTTAGTATTTAGTTCTGATTCAAAGTCATCAAGGACAATACCTGTATAACGAACATCCACTTCAGCACGACCTCTTAAACGCTGTGAAGTTCCTTTGGCAATCAAGCGATCTCCTTTAGGCGTTACAATATCTTTTTCAGTCCAACGCTTTCCTGCTGCACCTCCATCTAAATTGCCAAAATAGTATTTTAATCGTTTGTTCATTTCAAAATGATTTCTTAAATACTTTAAATGATCAATAGACTGACTCTGTTCTTCTGACACCCATGCAATAAAGTGCTGCTCATCTTCTCTGGCAAAGACTAACTTGTGCATAATCGCTGCTTTTGAGAGTATAGACTTACCAAAACCTCTTGGCATAATAATACAAGTACGACTTCCTGCCTTTGTTGTGATTAATTTATCTGCTACGTCAAAGTGAAAGGAAGGAGAGGCTGACTTGTTTAAGAAATCGTTAGGTAAAAATGCCCTACCAAAGTAAATAAGACTTTTATAAGAGTTCGCAAGGACAGTATCTCGCCTTTTCATCTCCGATGGCGGGGGTGTTATGTTAAAATCGCTACTCATCTAGCCGTTTGGGCGGTTCAGGGAGTATTCCTTGCTCAAATGCTTTTAATTTTTCTTTTGTAAAGCCAGTAAACTCTTGTATTAAAGCTACAGAGTCTACTTTTTTTTCTGTAGAAAGCATTCCTGATATTTTCATCAGTGTTTCTATTGCTCTAAGCTTATCATTGTCTCTTGTATCTCGTTTATCAACAATATCTTTGGTGTTTTCAAGTAGGTATCGTTTTGTAATCCCTACTTCTGACATTAATTGTTCTACTTCCTTATCCACTGCTTGCCTCACTGTTTTGTTTTGCAATAATGCAAATGACCTCTGTTTAATATACGTTTCACTTGTTGTATCTGGGTATGCTTTTTTGTACGCTTCTTCTGGTTTCATGCCGTAAGCAACATACTTTGCAAATAATCTCTTTTTATTTGTCATTGCAGAGTCTTTAGACAACTGATGACCATTCTTTCTTGCAAAGCGATACATTTCATTTTTTATTGTACCGCTTAACTTGTAATCAGATCTAATTAAAAACATACCAATAATAGTTCTTAAGTACTTTTGTTTATTATTACCAATGTCATTTCGTTTTAAAACCTGTACAATCTTACTGTCATCGGTATGACACCACTCTCCTTCTTCTGCTATACGCCAATCGGATACTATGGGGGTGTTAGGGTGGTCTTGTCTAAATTCTTTTTCGGTATCATAAGCTTTATGTACAATGCCTTTTACCTTTCTTTTATAAATCATATACTAAATTTAATAAAAAAACTTGACATCGCTATATAATTAAATATAAATTTATTTAACAATTCTTAGTTTGCGGTTGAATTATATAATAGTACTATAGTATATATAGTATATATAGTATATATAGTATATAATAGTATATATAGTAATATAGTATATATAGTATATAGTAGTATAGTATATATAGTATCCGCTTAGTAAAAGTAGTACCCGCCCAGCAAAACTTCCAAAAATTTTAAAAAAAAATATTAGTATGTGTGTTTCTTTTTTATTTGTATAGGTCGCCCCCCCATTTGCAAATCAGGTTAGAAAAATTACGTTGACTTTTTGCTTTTTGTTTTGAGCACGTGACAAAATTAATTTACATAATTTAAAATAAATTGTAAAAAAAATGGAACTTTTTGGAACTAGTAGCGTACAATTAATGTAATCAACATTAATTGATTTGCTTTTTGAAAATTTAGTTATCACCTGATCGTAGAAAGAAGGGTGATACATATCTTAATTAATTCTTAACTAACAAAAAGGAAAGGTACATTATGTATACAAATAACAATGACATAACAAATCTAGTAACAGTTACACAAAGCAACCAAGGCTCAGAAATAGCTGGTAACTTTGATAACATCTACGATAACAAACTAAATCCATTTACAGAAGTTGTTAAGGTTCCCTTAAGTACTAATGATGGTGGATACTCTACGGCTTTTTCTGTAAGACTCCCAGAGTTAAACAAGGAAGTTGGAGTTGTTAAAAAGGAGTATATGGCTGTTAGTAATATAGATATCCATAAAGTTGGTCAGGCTATTAGGAATCAATCTAATATGCAATGGAAACATCTCAAATGTTTTTTTGACGGTAAGGTATTTAAAAACCAATATATTTGTGAGGATTCTGGATTACAAAAACAAGTGCCAAACATGGAAGCTGGGGACGTTATCGGAATAGTTATGGAAGAGCAAAACAGTTATGATAGTTCTGTAAGTGCTGGAATATTCTTTAGCTTTTTAAGGTTAGTTTGTACAAATGGAATGACCTCTAAAAAATATGGCTTTGGTCATACATTCAAACATACTCAAAAGAATATTGACTGGGAAGATAGTATCTACAGATCAGTTGGCCTGTTAAATGGTCAGACGCCTGAAGTAAAGTTGGATCAGTTTGTTCAGGCCTGTGGTCATTTACACAAATCAATTGACTTTCAGGATCTGGACATACTTACACATAGTAGGAAATATCTCAGAAATCTACCAGCTACACAGTATGGCCAGATTATTAGAAATATGATGCTAGCCAGAGAGAGCAACGGTGATCCAAAGTATGGTCACAATAACAGTAGTTACACTGGTTGGGACTTGCTAAACTCAGGAACTGAGATACTAACTCACAAAAACAAAGCTACTCAGGGCAATATGAGAAACAATATCATAATGACTGACGGAATGTTACAATATGGTATCGATCAACAAGATAATGAAAGGTTGTATAAATCATTCAATTAACACAGTTGAGGAAAATGGGGAGCCGAAAGGCTCCCTTTTTTTTTTATAAAAATTTTAAAAATTTATTTTTTATATTATTTTGTGCACGTAAGTAGGTTGTGCACGTAAGTAGAATTTACATAAATTAACTTATTTCTATAAAGTTTGTGCACGTAGGTAGTTTATTTAATATTGTGCACGTACGTAGGTAGATTTCACGCCTTATTATGATATATGTATCTTAAATACATTTACACAAATTAGTATATATTATATAAGTTCTAAATATAATACACAACGCAACACACAACCCCCCGAAAAAATAATTAATTTTTTTTATTTATTTTGGAACCTTTTTAAATATTTAGAGTATACTATATATAACAATTAACACGGGGTTTTAAAATGTATTTTAAATATAGAAAAGAAATATATAAATATGTAGAACTAGATAAAAAATATAGCAATCATAAAAAACAAGTTTGGGTTTGGTTGGAGTCTCTAGAGTCAAAAAGAGACCTTGCAAGACAAGGAAAACTAAAAAGGTTCTGTGTTCCGTTTGCATTGTGTGAGTACAAACCAAATTATAAAATAAATTAAAAAAACTTTGGAACAATTTATTAATTAATTAGTATAAGTAATATAAACAATAAAATAATATAGGGGTATGTTATGAATAAAAAAACAGCTATGCAGATTGTAGGCAGTGGTTTAAGTAATACAGAAAAAATGCCGTCATATAGTTTTAACTTGTCGGCAAAAGATTGTGTAACAGGATCAAAGCTAGTAAATGTAGAAGGTTCTGTATGTGAGGGGTGTTATGCATTAAAAGGTAATTATGTAAGATATAAACACGTAGACAAGTTGAGACCCAAAACCCTTAAATTAAAAGAGATTCTTTGGGTGAATGCTATGGTTTATTTGATACAGAACCAAGGGAACCAAAAAGATAAAAATTATTTTAGGTGGCACGATTCAGGGGATTTACAGAACGTAACTCATTTACAGAAAATAGTTGAAGTGTGTAAAAGAACACCAAATGTAAAACATTGGTTACCGACAAGGGAATATAAATTTGTTACCGATTATATTAAGACATATGGAGACCTGCCTAAGAATTTAATTATAAGGTTGTCATCTCATATGAACGACACAAAACCACCTAAGATACAGAACTTAAACACATCCACAGTACATAAAAATAAACAGGCGTTAGGTGTCGAGTGTCCCTCATATAAAAATAAGGGTAAATGTGGAGATTGTAGGATGTGTTGGAATTCTAAGATAGATAACATATCGTATAAGTGGCATTAATTTACAGAAATAAAATAAAAATATTTTGGAACTAATTAAAAAGACAAGCATATAATTATTAACAAAACAACTAAGGGGTTTAAAATGTTATTAATGAAAAAACCTAAAGAGAGATATTTAAATCATTATAATGAACTATTAAACAAAACTAAGGGGTATAAAATGAAACTAAGTAAAGAGCAAATAAAAGAAATAAAAGAGTTAACTCATTATAATAATCATACATTAGCCAGATTAGAAATAGCAAGAGCATTAAGAAGTAATACTCATATAAAATTTTACCAAGCTATTGATAACTTGCATAGTATATATGGACATTTACCAAGAGAGTTATCAATATTAAGGGATAAGATGGAGCCTAAGTTTGTAGACTTGCTAAGAAATAGATTAGAGAATTTTAAAGAAGTATACGGGGCTTTATAAATGGATTGGGTTATAGAAAAACTAAATAGTGAAGTAATACGAAAGCAGATCAGGGACAGGAGCCAACACAAAAGAGAGGCTAGGTTACTTAAGTTTTGTAAGTTGTGTAAGCGAGTGTATCAGAAGGATTTTACTTCACCCAAGGACGTATATTATGATAGCTTATGTAGTTACAAATTACCTAGAGAAAATTGCCAAAAATGTAGGAGTGTAAAATGATTTTATATTTATTAGCTGAGTTGGAAAGAAAAATAGAGAGTATGTTTTCCTTAACTGAAGGTGCAAACGAGGATATGAGTAAACAAGATTTATTAATGGTTATTCGCAATTTATCTGATCGCATAGAACAAGCCGATAAGGACGTAAAAATAATCCTAAAGAAAAGAAAGTATTTTAGAAATGCCATATAAAAATATTATAGATACCCTGATAAAGTATTATGATCTGAAAAGTAAGATAACTTACACAAATGATAATAACTTTGGTAACTACATAGCTGAGACAGACACAATAGTACTTCGTAAAAAGTATGATAACTTACACGAATTTCTAATGTCAATCTTGCACGAGATAAAACACGCCTTAGATCGCAAAAGATTAGGTAGGCGTAAGTTTATTAAGAAATACAATCAAGCAGGGAATATGGCTATAAATCAAGGCTTAGATCCCTATGTTTATAATAAGTGGGAGATCAAGGCAGAAAGGTATGCAGAAAATAATTTTAAAAAGTGGGAACATTTAATTAATTAATGAGTATAATAGTAAAACAACAGGGGTAAATAAAATGAAAGTAAAAGACCTAATTAAAAAGCTAGAACAAATAAGAGATAAAAACTTACCTGTAGTAGTTGCAGACATTGAAGATAGTTCAGGTGATTTTCCTAATTATTGGGTGGAAGATATAGAGGAACACAAAACAGGGTCTAGTGGATATGAAATAGAAGGCGAAATAAGACTAGTAACGAGTCAATAATAAAAACAACAAAAAGGAGAGTAAATAATGAACATATTACACAAAATGGTTGATCCTCATAACGTATTTGGATTTAACTACATACTAGAAAATAATGATTACTACATAGATATATCGTGTAAAAACGATGAAAATAGTAAATGGGTAAAAGATATTTATATCAATAAAAAGACTCACCCTGATGATGTAAGTATGCAAGAAAGAGAACTCGTGCTTGGTGAAAGTTATGAAGTTGTTATGGTAACGAATGAAGATATAAAAATAGTAAAAGGTTGTAGGATTCCTTATTATGGTACAAAATAATTTGGAACTTTTTAAAGCTTGTAATGTATAATAATAAACAAACAAAAAGGAGTTAAGTAATGAATCGTGATAAGAAACTTGGCAAGGTTTACATTGACATAGACGAATCAGATGCTAATGAGTTAATGTATGAGGAGCGTGATTTTGACTGGTGTTTTCCAGTCTATGATAAAAACAATAAAAGAGTAGGTTATGTAGATGTTGCAATAGGTAGAACCATAACAGAGCCAGAAACTGAAATGCTAGAAGAAGTAGTTCGTTTAGCAGGAGATGGTGAAGGTAGACTAAAGGGAGAAAATTAATTATGATAACAGATAGGGATATGATGCTAGATGAACTAGCTGATGAAATGTTTCCAATGCTATTGGAACTTATAAGTGATCGTAACTTTTATGATACTTATATTAAGAAAGCGATCATAGAAGAATTAGTTGCAGGACATGATATAACTTACAGAGATGCGAAAGATCTTGCCTATTCTTTCAGGCATACACTATTCGCTAGAATAAATAAGGGGGTAAAGAATGTATAGTGATTGTTGTGGTTCAGTCGCTTGGAATGATGATATTAGTGAGGATGGATGGGGTAGGTGCTTAGAATGTATGGAGCCTGCTGAGTTCCCATTAGAGCCAACGAAACAAGATATGATTGATAGTATTGAATCGTATCTAAAATCAGAACCAAGTGTAACTCGTACAGTTAAGAATGATTTACAGAAGTTAGTAAACGATATGAAAAAGGAGCGATATTAAAATGTTAAAACCAATTCTATTTTTAATTATAGGTATGTTGATCATAGCCTATTACAAATACAAGGAGATAAAATGAGTAAAGAAAAGGATACTACCCATAGAGCAATACTAAGAAGTAATCCTCATAAAATGGTAAAACTACCTAGAGAAGTAATAGAAGAATTAGGTTGGAAGATAGACGAGAAATTAATTGTTGAAGTATGTGATGCTGGGAATATGGAAATGGAAGAATGGAGAGAGGTTGTAATAGTAAAAGAATCTGATAAAGATAAAATCTATAAGGAGATTTAAATATGAAATCTAAAGATTATAAAAAGTTTAGGGAAGAATTTATTGAGGAAACTTTTGAATTGAGTGATGCAAAAAGAATCGAATATACAGAAGGGAATCAGGATATAGATGTGCATACAAATTTCAGAAGGATCGGAGATGAGTTAGGATTAAATCCAGTAAAGGTGTTAGCAGTTTATTTAATTAAACATTTCAAGTCGCTACTAACCTTTTTTAAATTAGGTCAAACATTTAGCAACGAGTCATTAAGATCAAGAGTAAGTGACATTGTAAACTACCTGATCTTATTACTTAGCTATTTGCATTACGAAGATATGAAAGAAAGTGACGATAGTCCTGAGAATCGATAGGAGTTTATATGACTTGGTATTATATTATGGAAGTATTACAGACACAAGCATTTGATACAATTATACAGACAATGATGTGGGTATCGTTATGGGTGTTTGTGATCATTAGGTTGAATAGAATAGAGGAAAAGATTAAATGAAGTGTTGGCATTGTGGCACAGAATTAATATGGGGAGGAGATTTTACTTTTGAAGACTATGGCTTGGATGGAGAAGGGATTGTATCTAACTTATCTTGCCCAAATGAATTGTGTAAAGCATATGTAGAAGTATACTTAGAACTTAAAGATGAAGAAGATAAAGACGATAATTGCGAAAAGGATTGACTATGTCAAGTGCAAGATATGTGAAAGGAATACTGATTGTTCTTTGATTGATATGGATAGATGTGTGTGTTACGATTGCATTATACGATTAAGATATGATAGAGAACTGGAAGAGGAGAAGCAAGAACCATCACCAATTAGTGAAAAGGATTTTATACAACTCTTAATGATTCTCAGGGAAGGGCAAGATCCTTGTTAATTATTTCCTATGATATAACACTTTTTTTTTATAAATTTAAGAATCGAATTGTTCAAACTGGGGTAAGTTATGAAAGTCTGTTCTACTTGTAAAGTGTCAAAGCCTAAGCGAGATTTTTACAGAAACAAGTCAAAGAAAGATGGCAGACAATACTCTTGTAAGCAATGTCAAAAGAATTATCATAATAATAAATGGTATGTAGATAATAAAAAGAAAAGAGTGAAACAAGTTTACAAGACGAAACTACATAGAAAAAGAGTCAGCTACAGAATGATTATAGAACATTACTTTTCTAAGGGTTGTGTTGATTGTGGGGAAAAGGATGTCAGGGTATTAGAATTTGATCATGTAAGGGGTACAAAACGAAGGTTTAAGAACAGGAGGGGTGAAGGTGTTGCCTATCTTGTAAGATGTGGATATGCATGGCCCTCGATTAAAAAAGAAATAGACAAGTGTGAAGTAAGATGTTGTAATTGTCATAAGCTAAAAACATTTAAACAGTTTAACTATTTAAAAGATTTACAAGATATTTATAAAGAATATTTAGAAAGTTTGGAACAAAGTAAAAGCTAGTGAGTATAAGAGTCAATAAAACAAATAAAGGAATGAAATGTTTTCAAAATTAAACGAAGTAAAAACATTAATTAGAAAAGATATAAACAATCTAGAAGATGACTGGAGTAACAATCCACAGAACGATTATTACTTTGGAGAAATATGTGGCTTAAATAGGGCATTGGGATATATCCTTAGAGTAGAAGCTAGGGCATATACAGATCTAGATAAATGGGCTGAAACATTACAACAAGGAAAGGATAAACATGAACATAGAAATAGGAAAGATGCAGGACATTAGTATACATGATGTAAGTTCTGTAGAACTTGATCAGGTATCACAAAGTTCTTCAAGTATTATGAGAGATAAATACTTTACGACCTTAACCGTCAAGACAAAAGAAGGTCAGATAATAGATATTAGCTTATGGTCTGAACATAAAAACATCTTAAACAAAATAAGCAAATAAATGATTAAGGGCGAGTACCTCATGGTCTGGTTAATTTACCTTTTTGTGCTAGACCATTCCGCAACTACAACATACCCCAAATACTCGCCCTTAAAATTTTAAAGAAATACTATGATAAATATTGAAAAGATTTATAAAAACTGGTTAAAAAAGAAGAATACTTTACATTTTAAGAATCGTTATCAGGGACATGAAAAATGGTTTCATGCTTCTAGTTCTGGAATGTGTATGAGAAAACATTATTTTCAGCACGTTGCAGAGGTCAAGCCAAAAGAAGTAGATGATGATACGTTAAAGTTATTTCGCTTAGGAGATCTGGTGCATGAAGATATTCAGGGAGCCTTAACAGATTATGCATTGACTACTGGATCTCAGTTATTAATTGAACGTGAGATACAACTACCAGAGGTAAATGTCAGGGGATTTTTAGATGTATTATTGATTGATGATGGAGCGTTAGTTGATATTAAAACTTGCAATGCTTGGAAGTGGAAAATGTTGTTTGGCCGCAACCCAGATCCTAACCCTGCCGACAACTACAATTTACAACTTGGTACATATGGATGGTGGTATGAAGAAGAATCTGGGAACAAATTAAATAAACTGTCGTTACTATACTATAACAAAGATAATTCCAGAATGAAAGAGAAGGTAGTGTCAGTGGATTACATTGATAAAGCAAAAGAATATTGGAGAAATGTAAATAAGATTTTTAAAACAGGTAATCCACCTATCGAACTTGGAGTTGCTCCTGTATATAAATGGGAATGTAATATAAAGTATTGCAACTTCTATCAGGTTTGTGGCGGTGGATACAAAGAGGAAGGAGTCGATTTATGAGCGACAATAAAAAACCCGATTGGGACAAGATAACTGAAGGTAAGATAAGGCATGGTGTAGCCGTTGCCTTCATAGAGAAAGGACATGAACTAACACCAGATAACATGAAAACTATGGAGAAGTGGGTGCAGTTTATTATACATGGTTATCATGGTATCAAGGAAGCCTTAGATAAAAACAATGTTGTAAAAGAAGAAAAACTTCTTAAGAAGATTGTTGATAAGTTTGATGGGGAGATCATTAAACAGACTGATGAAGAGTATATCAAAGAGCAGATAGAAAAGAGTGTCGTTGGTCTTAAGGCTCAGGATAAAAACAAGGTTCTGTATCAGTTAAAGAATGGTGCAATTACACTTGATAACCTTCAGGCTTGTCTTGATAGAATTGAAGTGATGCAATCTAGATAATTAATGTCTGATTACGGGAACGCTTACTATCCATCCGATTTGGATGCAGGAAGAGTATCTATACCTAAGGGGCGATACACCGCATCTATCGTCAGTTTAGAGATCAATAAGAATGTGCGATTTGGTTCTTTCCTGTGTGATGTGTTTAAACCAGAATACCTTATTGATACTTTTGAACATCCTGAATACGAAGGTGCTGTTGTCAAAGACAATGGCATCTTCAGGTATAAGAAGGTTGATGACTGCGAGTATAGTCCTCAGAAAAACTGGGGGTTTGCAAAGTTTTTATCTATTATGAAGATACCAAAGCTAAATGGTCAGCTACCATTTCTAAAACATAAAGATGTTGAGAATGCAAAGGTATTAATTGATGTATATATGAAAACATTTTTTAATGACCTAGACTCTGAAGTTCGCTATCCTGTTGCTAGGGTGATACAATTATTAGAAAAGAAAATAGATGTACCGTTTTAATGGATCTCGATATTAACACAAAGAAAGGACAGGTTTCATTGCAGTATGAGAAACTAATGATAGATAGGATAAACAGTTCTATTTGTAGAAAACATAGTAAGAACTCCAGATTAATTGAGACTGATAAACATATGGATGCTAAGGTAGATGGTATTATTATTAAGAACAATCAGGTGTCTGGTGTGTTTGAATCTAAATGTAGAAACCTTAGCCTAATGGAACTAAGAGAATTTGGATCTTGGTTAATTACCTACGAAAAACTAATGGATGGTAAAAGAATATCCACTATGTTAAGGGCCCCGTTTGTAGGGTTTTTATATTTAATTAAAGACGACATTATCATGTATTGGAAGATCACAGATAAATATGGGAACTTTTTATTTGATTATGACGTAAAAGAAACAAGAACACAAAGAACAATAAATGGTGGGAGTGTGGTAAGAAAGAATGCATTCCTACCTGTAAAACATGGGAATGAATTGATATGACAAAAGCCATATGCACCGCAACAATAAAAATGAATACCAAAGAACTACTAAAATGTATCAATGCTTTAGATTATTTTATTAATCGTTTTACGAATGAGATGACTCCAGATAATTATGAGGGGTATCAAAAGATTTTAAAAGATTGTAAAGTTATTTATAAACAAATGTTGGCAAAGGAGGATACTGCGGATAGTGAATAGAAAATATTACAGAGAAGGGATGAGAGATAAAGTAATTTACAAATATGAATGTATGAAGTGTAACTTCAATCATGTCTCAGATAGTAGATCACTTTACATGAATTGTCCAAGATGTAGAATTAAATATGTAAAATCTAAAATGCAACTTGCCTTATGAAGAATCCTAAAAACGTAAGAAGAGGTAAACGAAATAGACAAAGAGGTGCTGAACTACAAAGACAAGCTGTCAGGATGGCCAAAGACTTTGGACTTGAAGCATACAATCGTGATAGAGGTGGAGCACAACACGAACAAGGAGATATTGAGATAGAGGGTCGCTACTATGGATGCAAAAGAAGAACTTCCATAGCAAAGTGGGTTAAGCCAGAGAAAAGTGAAGATGGTGTTGTTATCAGGGAAGACAGAGGTAAACCTTACATTGTTCTTGATTATGAATTTTTTATAAACTTACTATCAATTATGAAAGAGTTTAAAGATGCCGTCAAATGATAAACAGTTAAGCATTAGAGAAGTCATTAGGATTTACAAAAAACTTCTTAAAGAAGAAAAGATAAGCCAGTTTGGTTCGGGATACAGAAGAATGCGAACCTTAGAAACTATCTTAAGAGAAAACAAAACGTGGGCTAGGTATGAAAAACATAACACAAGAATGTGAGATGACAAACAAAACCGTTGGCTGGTTAGTTCATCTTAGCCCACAAAAATAAGGAGATCAGAATGCCTGATTTTAAAGTAAAAGACCAGAGCTTCAAGCTCTGGAAAAATAAGTACAAGAAAGATGGAGACAAAAAACCTGATTATACTGGTAACGGTATGTTCAATGGCTCCACTAAAGATGTTGCTCTTTGGATCAACAAAGATAAAAATGGCAACAGATACTTGTCAGGACAAATAAACGAGCCTAAATCAAAGGATGAGAGTCCTTTTTAGAGCAAAACATGACTCCATGTAAAATAACGGGCCTACGGGCCCGTTATTCTTTATAAAATATTTAAGCGATACTTATATCAAAAAATAAATAATATGGCTGTAAACGGTAAATTAGAAGGGGTTTTTTTCAGTAGATGTTTGAAATTTGTAGCAAGACAGATAAAGCCTGTGGTTTTTGTGGTAAATCATATTACAATCCTATCATTAGTAAAAATGATGACAAGGAAAAAGAATTTTGTGGAATCGCTGGTAGTTTTGATACTCGTGTTTCGTCACTTCCTGAATGTTGGTTGAAGATGAGCAAGTCACAAAAGAGTACTTACACAAAGAAAAAGAAAGAAGAGTTACTTAAAATTAAATTTAGGAGTAGTAATGGATATAATGGATGATTTTCCAGATGACTTTGGAAATGAGAAACCAAACATATATTATAAATGTTCTGATGAAGATTGTAATCATACAAGAGTAGTGCATGATTATTATCATATGGTATGTACTTTACACGATGGCTACTATCCTTTGATGACTCTTGATGGTAAAGATAAAAACAAAGAGATATATACAGAGGAAGATTATTTACCAGAAGAGCAGAGAAGGGAGATACTTAGTATTATTACAAAGTCTTTTACTAAAAAACTAAGTGGTGATAAATATTTTAGAACGCTAGGTGATTTCTGGAAAAAGAATGGGTTTCAGGAATATGCAGATGAAGCTTATGGTTATATTAAGGATTAGGCCTTCTTATATTTTCTTGTCTTTTCTTTATTCTATTTATAATTCTGTTTGTAATTGAATCAGCATCATAATCATCATACATTATAGGGTTTTCTGATCCATAGGTTCTGTTGTAATCATTGATTAATCTTACAGCTTTCTCACTGTTGCCATCAATGATCGCATCTTTAATATCTCCTAATCTTAATTGCTTAATTCTTTTTACATAAGCTGCTCTTTGGCCCATAGGCTCAAACCTTTCCAAGAATCTCCTTGGCACTGTTCCTAATACAGGAGCAATATATTTAGGTATCCTTTTTGCAGTCCCTATTCCATAGTCCTTTGTATCTTCTATGGTTCGAGTCATAGCACTCCATATCTTATCAAAGTCTTGAACTATTGCTGGTTTAAAAGCAAATTCTATAGCTCTTATTTTATTTTCATTAGCAACAATATCTCCTATGACACCAAAAGCACCAACAGATGCAAATCTATCTACATAATCGTCTATTGTAAACTCAGACATTTCTACAAACTGATCTGAACCTACTGATGATAACTTCGTTCCTTTTAATAAATAGGGAAACATATACCTATTGGTATCATATACTTCATTGCCGGCTATCCATTCAGCAAGTGCATCTCTAGCGTACCCAACAAATTCACCTCCTGCCATCCCTGCTAAACCCAACCTTAACATAGGAAATAGATTACCACGAGAAACCTCAGTGGTCAATTGCTCTCTTATCCAATTAAATTGTTTGTAGCCAAACTTTTTAAATAAAAAGAAAGGTCGCCATCTGGGGTCTAAAGAAACCAAAGGTTCTGTTAATACATTTCTTTGTAACTGACTGTCTCTAGAAAATCTATACATAGCTTCGTAAAGTTGGCGTTGACTAGGTGTCTTTGTATGATCAGCAAATCCTAATTCATTTAAAGTTTTAATCGCCCACTGTCTTCTGTTTATTCTGGCTCCACCTAATAATTGAGGCAACTTAATACCTGTATCTAGTAATGCACTTTTACCATTAGCCGTTTTTCTTAAAGCTAATATCCACTCTCTAGCTGCAGCAGCAGATATTAATTGATTAAACTCATTTATTCTTTGAAACTGAGAAACCCTCGTAGAAAGGTCTGCAAACTTACCCATAAACCTATCAGAAGGTTCTAAATTAGAAATCATTTGAAACACAGATAAATTAGATACCCCTGATTTTCTTATTGCATCTCTATATCTTAACCCTGTCTTAGCATCTACAACAGGATTCAGAGAAAGATTATAAGTTGCTTGAGCTAAAGGCTTATACCCAGTTCTAATTGCAGTTGAAATAAAAGTTTGTGTTATATTGGGTATAGTAGCAAAACCTAAACCTATCTTTGTACCAATCTGAAAATCAACAATATCACCCCAAAACTTTTTTGCCGCTGAAGATTTCCAATTATAGCTTGGATTAGTTTCTATATCGTTGGTTGCTGCAGAAAATAATTGCTTTAAAAGTTTGCTAGAATTATTTAATTGAGTTGACAATTTTAAATCATTAGCTTTGAATGCATCTTTAGCTGATGTATGTAAAGCATTAATACGACTTGTAATTCGTTCTCCATTTGCACCAAGAGTTTCAGTATAAGCTATCCTATTTGCAGCTTGTTTAGCGTATCTAGTTAAAACTAATCTAGTATCTCTTTCCATAAATTCTTTTGGTATTTCAACACCTTTTCTTGCAAACTCTAAATTTTTAGCAGTGTTATTATATTGAGAAGTTATATTTTGACTAAGATCATAAAAGGCTCTTGCCATTTTTTTATTGTTCTTTGCAATTTCTGCTGGAGTTCTTGGTGTTACTTTTGGGTCAACCTTTGCTAACTTTTGTAAAGTTTTTACAGTAGCAGGATCAAATTGATTTGTTTCTATAAAAATGTTTATAAGTTTTTGAAAGTCTTTATTATTAGGTAAATTTATATTATAAGTTAGATCACCATTATTTTTTGAAACTTTTGCTATGTCTTTACTAAATATAGCAAGAAACTCTGGTTTTATCATGTGTGGAAAATAATATTGCTCTCTAGGCCCAAGGTCAATTCCTCCAGCTTTTTGAGATAAATCCCATATGTAATTCATCACCTTTCTAATCTCTTGAACTTTTTTAAAGTCAGGTAAGTCTTTATTTTTTATGGAAGCGTATCTTGGATCTTCTAATTTATCTGCTAAAGATTTATTATAATCTAATAACTTTTTTGTTTTAAAAATACCTCCTTTAAAAACACCGGCACTTCTAAATTGTTGAATAAAATCTCCAGTTAATGTCAACTCTCTTGCATTAAAACGGTCAAAGTCCTGAAAAGATAATTGCTCTAATTGAGTCGTAGCTCTATTTTTAGTTTGTCTCCAAAATTTTGGTAAGTTTGGAAACACTTGATCTAAAAATCTTTTTTTAGGTAATAAACTTCCTTCCCACCCTGCTTTTTCTAGTTGAGTACTAAAGTCAACAACTCTTTTTTCATGCCTCATTTCATTTAAAAGTTTTAGCCTTTCAACTCCATTAAGAGAGTTTAATGAATATTTGTTTTTAACATTTGCAGAAGGGGTTTGCAATCTTGATGAATCAATATATTCATTAAATCTTTTTTGATCTATATTAAGTTCTTTTCTTATGTTGTTAATTTGATTGTTTCTACTTATAGCCAAACCTTTTTCTGTCTTCGCTTTACTTTTTCTTCTAAAAAGTAATTGATCAAATTGATCATAATTTAACTCGTCTGTTTTTCTTGTTTCTTTATTTCTTAACTTTACAGTTTGTTTTTTTTCATTTATAGAAATCCTATCAAATTCAGTTCCATATCTATCAGTAAAAACCTCTTTAGACTCTATTATATTTCTTCCGCTCTTTTGATGAAATTCTTTATTAGTACCCTCCATAATATATCTAGCTGTTGTTTCAGCATCCATAGCATTTTCATACTGCTTTGCTTTTATAGAGTCAATACCTTTCTTAGCGTATTTTAACGCTGCTTTTTGTGCTGTTAACCCACCTATAACTCCTGCTGCATGAATATAACCCTCTACATTAATATCCTCACCGCTTAACACAGGAGCAAGTGTACCAAAAGATGCAGTCTCTACTGCTTTAACAGCAAGTGTTTGAGTTGCAGGATTTAAATTTTTTAAAGCAGACCTGATAATTGGGCCAGTGCCGGCAGTAGCCGCACCTAAAGCAGTCCCCTTAACACCTTCTTTTAGAGCCATGACTTCATCAAAATCACCTGTTTCTATTTTAGTCATTGCACCAGTTGCTAACCCCTGATAAAAACCAAGGCCTGTTGCTCCGGTAGCTCCCTCAATCAAGACCTTGTGTACTACTCTAGGAGCTGCTTGCTCAACAGCTTTTTTTGCTACAGTAGGGGCTACTCCATTGCCAGTCATTATTTGTATAGCTTTATTAGGAGCATTGCCCAATATTTGTTTTACAGCAAGATCATCTAACTTATTGGCCACTATTTTATTAGTAGCTGTTTTAGATAAACCTTTTTTTAATGCTTCTTTCGCACCCGCTTTTAATGCTTGTTTAGCAGCGAACCCACCTACACCACCTCCTGCTGCCATTGTAGCAAAGTCTAAGGGTTGTATAAAAGATATAATTGTAGCACCTATATCCTCTAAGGTTTCAGGTTTATAATTACCTAAGTCAAACCTTTTATTTCCAGATACGACTTGTTCTGTAAGCCCAGTAATACTTCTATTATATCCATCTTTTACCCAGTTTGGTAGCCATTTGCCCGGAATAAAACCATACAAAGTTTCATCTTCAGATGACTTTCTAACTTTCTCAAGTTCTACATTTCTTTCAAGTAAATAATCAGTATAACTATACTCATTATTTTTTGGACTTAAATTTTCTTCTACATAATCAGAAGCTTCATGTAGTCTATTTAATGTATTTGAATTAACTGTATCGTAATTTTTATATGCTAAATCTAAAGCATCCGTATAGGATCTATATGAATCTGGATTGGTTGGCATATTTTATATTGCTTGTTGTACTGGCTTTGCTGTAGATAAACTTTTAAATAATTGTTTTAATCTACTATCTGATAAGTTTGTACTCCTACTTAAAACAGAAAAGAAATCACTGCTAAAACTCTTATCTATAAATTCACCAGTATTAGGGTCAATAAAATCACCATATTCTTTTTTAATCTTTTCTGCTATAGACTTAATGCTTTTATTTAATCTACCTTTTGTAAAATCAGGATTCGCAGTTTTATCTGCGGTATCAAGCCTTAACATTAAATTGTTTAACTTTTGAATGTCACCAGCATACCTTTGTGCAACTCTAGGATTACTTTTTCTACCTGTCTCTAAAGTAATATCCTTCACATCAAAATTTCCTACTGGAGCTGTGCTAATTTTTTCTATATTTAGTGTATCGTCTCTAGCTGGCTCTGTATTAATATTTCCCTGTCCAGCTTGTGCTTGAGGTATAATCCTAGGAAGCACAGTTCCTCCCTGATCACTTTCATCAGGATCAGATGTTAAGTTTTGAAGCATTTCATCTGTTCGATTTTCTAAGTCTATGTCAGCTAAACTTTCCTCAGAAGAAGGGGTGAACTCTAGAGTTTTTTGACCAAACCCTAGATTAGGCAGTGTAATTCCTCTTGCAGCAGCATCACTAAGTTTTTGTCTCTCAGCCTTTTTCTCATTATATTGATCTCTGGTTTCTGTAGCATACTTACTTTCAAGTATTTTTAACTCATTCTTTTTATCATCAATACCCTTTACAAAACTTTTTACGTCCATCCCTGTTCTTAATACTGGGCCAGTAGCTGATGCTAATTGCTTAGTGTCTTCGTCTATTGACTCTTTAATTCGATTATACTCATCAAGATCTCTTTGACCATCTGGGCCAGAAGTAGGCCACTCACTTAAAGGTAAAAAACCTTTATTGTATTTTATAACTTTATCTAAATTTAATTTCATTAAATTTGTTAAAGTATTATCTCTACGATCACCAATCTTAATCTTATCTCCATATTTATCACGATAAGCATTAATCATATCTTCTACCTTATAAGGAGATGTACTTTCATTATAATAAGCATTTCTTACTTCACCTAAATCAGAATCCATTCCCTCTTCACTTTTACCCATTTGAAGCATTGAAGCGGCCATATCCTCTTTACCAGCCGCTTTAAGAAAATCTGATGACATTTTATAGTTACCTTTATTAGCAGCAGAAATACCAAATTGAAAAAGCTTATTATTTTCTTCCCTTTCTATATCTTGAAGCCTATTGTATTCAGCCGCTTTTTCTCTAGCTCTCTGACGTTTTTGCTCTGATACATATTTTAAATTTTCAATGTTCTGCTGGTCAATTGATCTCTGCTCTGCCCTTTGTCTGTAAGCACGATCCTCTTCATATTTTTTATCTGCTAGTTGCTGTCTGCCAATCGCTAATTGATTTTGTTGAAACTGATTTATATAATCTGGTAAACGATCTAAAAAGTCGGCAAGGGGCGTTTCGTATTGACCGGGAGCCATACGCTGTCTTCTACTGTATATTGTTTTAGTGTGTCCGGGCATTTATAATCCTATTAACCATACAGATCATCATAATAATCATCATAACCAGCCATCGTAGCCGAAACATTTCTATACGTGTTCTGCTGAGGATCCCATTCATATTCTTCTCCATTATAAACTACAGTCCCTTGATTAGTCGTTGGTAAACTTGTTACTGTATCTGCGGGAGCAGTGTACACATTTCTAAACTCCGCACCTTGATCTTCAAACATAGCAAGGTCTGCTAAGGTTTGTGATTCAAAATCTCTTTGAGCACTTTCTTGAGCTTGTGCAAATTGATCTTGAGCTATTTTTCTTTGTTGAGCTAGGGATTGCTGAATAGCCCCAGACCCTGCAAAACCAGCTTGAGACATTGCCTCCCCAGTTTGTTGAGTTCCTTGCATTAAACTTTGTTGCATACCCTGAGCTAGTTGATTTAATTGAGTAGGATCAAACTGTTCAAACAAGGCTAATTGCTCTGGTGTGGCTGTGACCCCAGCATCTCTAAGTATTCCTTGAATATCGCTAACACCACCGCCATATTGATATTCAATAAGACCACCGTCCTGTACTTCTCTTAATGGATTAACATATCCATACTCATCAACTGCCATACCGGGAAGAACTTCAGTTCCAAATTTATCTGTAGCTACCTCAGTAAAATTAGGACTAGCAAATCTAAAAAGCCCTTGATCTCCTGAGAATCCAGTAATACCTGTACCAGATACTAAGCTACTTATCCCCTGTCTACCTGACCCAGTCAAAGGGTTGTATGTACCGTATATACCACCACCGGGAGTTAACCCTGCTGTTAAGCCAGCTTGCAGACCAGCCATACCAGCTCTTCCTAAAATACCTTCATTAAACTCATCACTCGCTTCATCAACATCTCTAAATGCTTGTTGTCCAAATACAGTCCCAGAAGTATCGTAATCTCTAGCACGACCAGCTCCTAATCTTTCTCCAAAACCTTTCCCTAAACTAGTTCCAATAGCAGCTCCTGCAGGGCCACCAATAACCGCTCCTGCTAAACCACCTAGTAAACCTAAACCTTTGCCAAATAAACTACCACGACCCTGTCTTTTAGCTTCTTCTTTTTGAATCTCTTCTAACCTATCCTGATCAGCTCTTGCCTGTCTAGACCTTGCTAGTATCGCAGCTCCTCTAGATGTTTGTCCACCCTGCTGCATCATAGTCATTAAATTGGGTGATTCACCCATATAATACCCTGTCATATTAGGGCCTGATTTTAGAGGGGCTGAACTAGAATAAGTGTTGGATTTCTTATGCATGGTGTAATTCCATTGAATTTAATAAAGTTTTGTGTAATAATAAATAGTTTAATTTCATTTTACAAGCTTACTGTAAGAATACCATACCACTTGTCAAGATCTTTAAATAAGACAATAATGTCATCATCTGTATCTAAAGGAAAATCACTACCTCCTGATACATAAATATTTCCAGAAGAAGTACTGTTATCTCTAACTACTACTGTTCTGCTATCATCCGCTGCTTTCAATATTAATATTTGTCCTGTTACGCCACCATTAATATTATCTAAAGCATCTGATGATCCACCTTCCACTGCAACTTTATGAAAAGATTTATTAACGGATATTGCTCCTGATGAAATTTGCAACTCAGAGCCTTGCTCAAAAATTAAATCTTTAGCAGTGACTCTTGATTTAGCTCTACCAACTACATCTAAGTTTCTATCAATAATCTGATCACCATTTGTAGATAGGTAAGTCTTCCATAGTTTGCCAAACTTTTTACGATACAAGGCTAACAGTGTATTGCTTTTTTTGTGCAAAGCAACTTGTCCCTCTATCATACTAGAAGGAGAAGGAATACCGTCAAATTCAACAGTGCTTTGTTTAGTATTAATAACTTTACGAATATCTCTTTCAGTTAATGGCATTAACTAACTCTTTTATTTCTAATGATTCTATACTCTATGCTGAGATCATTAAACTCGAAAACTCCAGCACTACCAACATCAAACTTTATTTGAATACTTTGACATGGTAATGGATTTGTAGCTGGCACTAGCTTAACAACATCCCATTGCCCTGATGTATTTACTAAATTTCCTGTAAATGTACCACCACCACTACCTGAAAAATCTTGTTTGCCATCAATAGCGTATTTAAAAGGTGTGGTCTCAGCATCATCAGATTTATAAGTCACATAAACTGCATAGACTTTCTTAATCAATCCCGGCTCACCAAAGTCAATATCTTTTGTCACAAACTCTTGTCCAGACAATGATTTACTAATTGGTAAAAACTTTTTAAAATCAACATCGTTACTATTTTGTAAACCTAAAACAAGATTGTTATTCCAGTCTGTTACAAAGTTTGTATATGTTTCATTTTCATCAAATATGTTGGTATGAAATATCCAACCATTACTATCAAAATCATATATCCATCCTTGATTAGAATTAGTGGTAGCATCGTTTGGGCTTCTAACCATAACCAAGGAATTACTAATCGCATCATATCCTAACATCACATCTTTGACATTACCACTACCTCTGTACCAAGATTGCCAGTCAACATTTGTTGATGTGTAAGATGCTTTACTAACAGCTATTTTATTTTCAATTAGATTGGTAGTCCTCCTACCATCGTAAATATAACAACCGTCATCAGAAACCCAAGCAACGCCATATCTTGTTTTTGCAACACTAAATGAAAAATTTACTCCTGCATATTTTACAGTATCTTCTAAATACCAACCAGCAGGACTTGGACTTGCAATATTAATAACATGAACTAAATTATTTTTAAAGGCTAAAAGTCTATCAGCGTAAGATTCTAGAGCAGTATACTCACCATAATCTCCTTTAGAAACGTCAATAAAGTTATGTTCTAAAAAGGTATCAAACTTGTTGATCTCACTATACATCAATCTATCACCATGTTTTTGAAGCTCTATATTTTTACCTTTTAATTTTACGTTTGCAATAAATGTTCTTCTGTTTGCAATTACAGAAGCTTTATATATTTCATTTCTACCACCAAAAGCATTAAAGTGTACATCAGGACTATACCCATTGATAGTATCATAAGTGTCTAAATTAGGTGAAGTTGCATTTCCAGCAGCATCTGCTATAACATAATACCCCCTACCATCTTGATAAGTCCAGCCCACATGATCGCCGTCAAAAGTCATTTTAACACCCTTAACAATATCTATATCAGCTAATAAAATTAAATCATTATCTGTATTGGCTAGCCTTGTATAAATTCTTGCACCATACAGCCTAGCATTGTAAGCAACATCAGCGTAAACAGACACCCTTAAAGATTTGCCGCCTGCCGCTGTGTGTGTGCCTGCTTCTAAATTTGTTCCATCGTCTCCATCTCCCATTTGGAGCGGTAAAGACTCTTGATTGTTTTCATAAACAAAACTTTGATAAAACTCATAAGTTCCCGCTTCCCAGTCACCATCAGCAGTTCCATCAGTTACTCCAATATTAAACCCCAAACCTCTTTCAAGGATTGGAGTGTCATCTTGTTTGTAAATATCTGGAGCCGTACCAGCTAAAGCACCTCCATAAGATCTTTGATAGGTTATTGGCCCAGCATCACCGCTTGATTCTTTCGTACAAAATAACACTTCTGTAGGAAAGGTACCCAATGCAGTTCCTATTGTAATAATCTCACCATTACTTGCCTGATCTAATATTTCATTAGAACCTGTATCCTCAAAAGATAATTGATCTATACGTCTAACAGTTAAGTTGTCTATGTCTGCGTGTTTAGTATTTGCGGTTTCGTTTACTCTAATAATAAGGTAGCTAGTTGTGGATGTCGCTGTATAAGGTGTTAACAGTGCTACGTTATCAATTCCACTAGATGCTATAAGACCTGTTTGGTTGTTAGTGTTTAATGTTGTAGCATCTGAACCCAAGGATGCCTGAACACCGGAATTGCTTGAGCTTAAAAGGTCAAAACTTATTTGGTAAGAAGCATCAGCAACCGTGACTAATCTTAAAGAAACAGTTCCTTGATTAGTTGCATCATTTGAAATAATTCCTATGCCAGCACTTATTTCAAAGGTGACATTGTTTACAGCAACAAATCCATCACTATCTAATAAGGTTGTGCCGCCATCTCCATTATTACCAGCAAATTGAAATGAACTATCATTAGTATTTAACGCTCCAGCAAAGAATGTTTTTTTAGCTGCTGGTAGCATATTGGCTAATTCACCAGTATCAGCTCTAAATCTTAACTCACTTGTGCTATTTTTCTTGGCCCTAGAAACACCTCTATTTTCACTAAAAAAATTAGTTGCTTCTGTATTTGTATGTTCATTGGAATTAAGTGTTGTATTACTTGATCCATTGACATCAGGGGAGTTTACATAAGCGTAAGTAAAAGAAGTAGCAAGTTTAGGAGGAGCTAAGGTGTTTGGGTTTTCTTGCCACCCAGCAAAAACTAATCCGTTTGTACTAGCAAACTGAGTCCTTTGTATATATCCAAACCACTTTATAAAGCTTGTATTTTGCTCATTAATATTACATACCCTTAAAGATTCATCTACAAAATGATATATATATTGTGCATTATCACCATCTAAAGTAGGGTTTATTGCGTTCTTAATCCATCCATCTGCACTAGAGGGACTTGTTCCATCGTAATCAGTGGTTGCATTATTTGACCAAACATCAATAGCATTATCGCTACTAGAATCAACATCCCCTAATGCACACAACTTATCTCCGGGTGCTCTAATAACTTCTATAACAGGATCTGTACTGCCAGCAGACGTTTCATCAGTTAATATTTGTCCCTTTAAAGAATAGTAAACATCGCCAGTACTACCTAAAGCAGTTCCGTCTGTTGTAATTTCAGTAACCGTATAGACACCATTGTTATTAGCGGTTCCTGAAACCTTAATAGTATCTCCAACTTTTATTAAGTTTTGAACCGCAGAATCATCAGCAGTGTAAATAGTACTATTACTATTGTCAGTACCACCGACAAGTTTCATATAATTATTGGAAGGAGTTGACATTAACTTGGCAAGTCTGGAATATCTGCTGGAGTATCATCACTACTAGAAACTCTGTGAAAACTAATATTACCATTTCCAGTCCCAATAGCTAAAGCAGTTCCACTTTTTGTTTCTGTAATTGTTTGTTCAGAAGAACCACTGTGATCAGACTCAAAGTAAAAGAATCCATATCCACCAGATCCTATGATATTAGCCGTTCTATTGACAATATACTCTGATAAATCTGTAGTACCATCAGACCCTTCTTTGTTATCGTACAAACCACCTACAGTTTTTATTTTACCTAAAGAATCAATAGACATATCCTGTATATAAGAATATTCATTCTCAGGTATATCTCTAGGATCTTTACGATTATTCATCCCACCAGACCAATCCTTAATTGTCAGTCTTCTTTTAGGCATTACTTGCTACCAAAGATTTTAGAGAAGAAACCTTTCTTAGATTTTTTACCTTTTGATCCTCCGATCTTTTTACCTTTCTTCTTTTTCTTCTTTACATCTGCATTTAAAGCATAAGAAATATCAGGGTATCTTTCAGGATACTGAACCATGTCTGGGATTGTTCCATGCAAACATGAGGTAGTGAGTAAGGTTATTATTATATTCATCTTTTACAACCCCAACTTTTTATAGAATACAGCTTTAATTACTTTCCACAATGCTTCAAGTATAGCCTTTTCTGTTTTTTCTGAAATAATAGGAATATCAATTGACTTGTTAATTTCATCAATCAACTCATTCTTTGCATCTTCTGAGAACATCTCATCTGCAATCATTTTAGCTAACATTACTGCTCCTTTATTTTTTTTGTTTTTAAATATAAATAGTAAATATTAACTGCAAACATACAGCACATTAATATCCCTGAAATAATATCTGTATAGTAGACTATACCTAAGCTTGTGCTAATACCACTTACTTTTAAACTATCCATTAATGTCTCCCATTAATTCTACTTAAACTACCTTTCACTTCTGATACCTGATTATCTACTGAATTTACATCTTTTGATAATGCATCAAACTTACGATCTAATTTATCATCAGACTGATTCCATCTATTAATTAATTTAATAATCATTCCTTCCATATTCTCTAAAGTTTCAGACTGACCTTTGTTTTCTACTTTTAAATTTTCTAACTGCTCCTGCTGTTTTGCAGACTTATTCGATAAAGAAATAACTAGATATACAAACATTGCTCCGACTACGCCAATCATCCCTGCTTCCCCGTATATAGCCATAAAATCCATTATTTCTTTTTCCTTTTCCTCCAAGATAGAGGGTTGATGTTAAGTTCTTTTTCATAGAACTTTAATTTACTTTCCAATTCTTCTAGTTGTGCAGATTCTTCCAACTCATGTTTAGCAAGGAGGCTCCGAATTTCATTATTAGCCTCCAGCATTTCTTCTTCAAGCTTTGCAATTCTTGTTTCAATGCGGTAGTAACCCCATACAAGACCAGAACACAATACAATAATTTGAGCCATCCATTTAAGGTTGATGCTAATAACAGCATTGTCATCAATAACATTAGTCCTGTAAGACCTAGCGGTTTGAGGTTTTTCATTCACTTCACCTCCCAGCCAGCAACAGACCAACCACCATCACATCCAATACAGGATATTAACAATATCCCTACAAAGACGAACTTTATAGGGATGTTGTAAGATGTTGTTGTAACCCAGTTATTTTTTTTCTTCTTCTTCTTCATTTTTCTCCAAGCTTGCTTTTAAGGCATCTACAAATGCTTGCTTACCAAACCTTAGTTGTTGAAGATTAAATTCACTAGAACCAATCTTTCTGTCTAAGTCAGCAATATGATTAATCATAACCTTTTGCTCATCATTTAATTCAGACTCTTTATAAGTCTTATCAAATAATTTTATTTCAGTTTCTTTAGGCATTTCTTTTTCTTTTTTTGCCATTATTAACTCCTATTGTTATTGTTTAAAGTTTTTTGTAATCCTCGATAGCTAATGCAAGACCATCACTATATGCTTTAGCTCTAGCCATTTCATCATCCCATCTTTTCTTTTCAGATTCTAATTGTGATAGCGACCATTCTCTTTCATTGTCTGGCATAGCTTCACCAGTTTCTGGATTCCAGCACTTGCATACACAAGCAATATAACTTTCTTTTACTGCATCCTGTTTAGCTTGTACTACCTCACCAGCTTCGTTTTTAATTTCTTTTTTAGCTGGGGATATTTCTCTTTCTTTCTTAGCAAAATCTGCTGTTTTGCCTTTTTTTTCTGGGTATTTTGACCAATTCATTAGGTTCTCCTATTTAAGTTTGTTTTCTAATTCTGTTACTTTTGCTGATAACTCTTGTATTGCTTTTACTAAGGTAGGAATTAATGCTGTTTCTCCCAGCATTTGCATACCATCCTTATTTTCTTTCCACATTGGAAATTTTGAATGTCCAGCTTTATCCATAGACTCCTTAACTTCTTGAGCAATAAACCCATAATTAACTGCATCTGGATTTATCCTTTTTGTTTTTTTAGGATTATATTGTTCAAATTCTTTTGGATATTCACTTGGAGCTTTTTTATTAAAAGTAACTGGCTTTAAATCGTTTACAAATTGTAAACCTAAATCTAAAGGCTTAATATTTTTCTTAATTCTCTTATCAGAAGAATGAGTCCAAGTAGCGTTTTCTCCAAAATCATTAGTAATAAAATCTGAATCAACACCTATTCTTATTGTTTCAGTTCCACCACCAGCTAAATTATCTGTACCAGCCTTTAAAACAATTTCATCTGTAACATCAGCGGCAGATGCTTGAGCAGATGCACCAATTTGAGTATTCCCAGAGCCAGTAGTTATATTGCTTCCACTACTATATCCAAATAGTGTATTTCTTGAACCAGTTGTAATTGTTTGACCAGCTCTAAATCCAAATAAAGAAGAGTAAGATGGTCCATTCCAACTATCACTCATAGCTGTTTCAGAACCTACTGCTGTATTACCAACAGATTGAGTATTCGCCCATTGACCTCCACCAGATAAATAACCAATAAAGGTATTATCATTAGAGCCATCAGATGTAGTACCACCAACACTATTTTGCATTGAGCCATATCCAACAGCCGTGTTTCTACTACCATCAACTATTTCACTTATGGATTGATAACCAATGGCTGTATTTGCAGAACCACTTGTAAGGCTAAATAAAGCTTTTCTACCTATAGCTGTTGTTCCATTTGTTCCAGTAGTTGTTGAAGAAGAACCTTTAAAAGCGGCATAACCAACAGCAGTAGCATCTTGAACAGTAGCAGTTGTTATTCCACCCATAGTTTCTCCACCTATTGCGACATTTGTATGAGCAGTTGTGGTGTTTTGCATAGCACTTCTACCTATTGCTGTATTTGATTGCGCACTTACTGATGAAGATAAAGCTAAATATCCAACTACTGTATTAGAATCTCCATCAGTTATAGAAGCTCCAGCACTACTTCCTATTGCTATATTACCAGCTCCAGTAGTAATTCCTAATAATGCACTTTGACCAACTCCAACATTATTGCTATTACTTTGACCACTCGCCCCAAATCCAGCTCTGTAACCAAGAAAAGAATTTGAAGTCCCAGTAACATTATAAAATCCAGCTTGATACCCAATTCCCGTATTTTTAGTTAAGGCTTCACTTGCCATATTTTGACTAGAAAACGCTCCAGCACCAACTGCTGTTGAGCCTTGCCCTAAATCATCTTGAGCCATTGTTGATGCACCTATTGCGACATTGTTGTCTCCATCAGTTAAAGCACCCCCTGCGGCTTGACCTACTAAGGTATTTGAATTTCCTACTCCTATTGCATCCCCAGCTTTATCTCCTACAATAGTATTTTCAGCTCCAGTAGTAATACTTAATCCCGCTTGACTTCCTATTGCTGTGTTAGTGTTTCCAGTAGTAACTGCAAATAAAGCTTTATAACCTATTCCAGTATTATCAGAATAAGTAATTGATCCAGCAGAAGATTCACCAGCACTTGCTCCTACCATTGTGTTTTGTTGTCCAGTATCAAGATGAAAAGAAGCATTTGAACCTACAGCTACATTCTTTCCTTCGCCATCACTTGAAGCTTCAAAATTGTATAATGCAGCATAACCGATAGCAGTATTAAAATCACCATCTACATTTGTTACAAAAGCTTGACTACCTACCGCTGTATTATACAACCCCGTTGTAATTTTTTCACCAGCAGTATAACCTATTAAAGTATTTTCTTGACCACTACTAATATCATTTCCAGCTAAATGACCAAAAAGAGAATTTCTATCTCCATTAGTTGTTAAAGCAGCTCCAGCTAAATTTCCAAAAGTTGTGTTATTAGCACCGCCATCATTATTTGATAATGAAATGCGAGAGTTGGTATCTAAAATAAAATTTCTTACAAACCCTGTTCCACCTACATTTGTAGCATTTCCAAATTGTATTTGAGCTGCATGGTCAAACATCACATATACAAAGCCATCTGCAACATTAGTATTAAAAAAATTACTAGCATCTTTTTGAAGTATTAAAGATGGTTGAGTTCCTTCTACACTTAAACCCGGAGTAAATCCAAAAGCAGTAGTACCACCAATGTTTACATTTCCAGAACTATCTATTCTAAGTCTCTCTGCATTATTTGTTGTAAAAGTCATTCTATTAGCACCATGGTCATAAATTATTCTACCAATATCAGCATCATCTGCATCTCCAAATTCAATATGGTTATTATATCCTCCAGTTGCTAGTAATCCGATTCCACCATCTGCACTACCACTTGAAACTGTTAATTTTTGTGCTGGGCTTACAACCCCAATTCCTACATTTCCGCCTTCTTTTACTACTAAGCCATTAGAACCATAGACTGAAAGTTCAGCGTAGGCATCTGTTCCAGTATGATAGTAATAACTAAGAGCCAAAGCATCTCCAGCACTTGCGGCTTTTCCCATCCATTGTGCAACATATTCTCCATCAGCATCTACTGCTCTATACAACTCTATAATACTATTAGAACTTGTAGCTGTGCTACTAGCATAAATAGCTGAACCTGTTCCTTGAGTATCAATGTTTAATGCAACAGCATTTCCATTCTGGTCTATTTTTATGGCATTTCCAGTACCAGCATTGTCTACATTTATACCATTTCCACTCCCATTAATATCTAAGTTTAACCCATAAGCAGTTCCATTTTGCTCTAGTGTCATTCCACTCTGAGCCGCATCTTGCCTAATATATAAAGGAACAGTTGCATTTGCGGCAGTATTTTCGTTTACAATTTTAACTAACTGCCTTGATGAAGTGTTAGAAGAATCTGAAGAAAGGTTTAAAATACTTCCTGTTGTAAGAGCATCAGCATTAATATTAATAACATCTGATGTTGTTATTGCTGGAGTATTAATGTGAATAGCATATTCAGAAGTCGCCTCTGTGTCAATAACTAAAGCTGGAGAGTTACTATCTTGGTCTATTGTTAATTTACCATCTATCTCTGCTTTATCTGTTGCTAGTTTTAATGCAAATGTAGTTGTATTTTTTCCATCTTTGACATCTACTAAATTTGTTGTATTTCCCCCACCATCTCTATCTACATGAAGTAGCTGTTCATAAGATGATGCTATTGATTGTCCTTCTAATTTTGCCATAATTTATCCTGTGTAATCTTCCCAATTAGTTGTTGCCTCTTCCCAATTCAACTGTATAGCTTCTGCACCAGCCCAGCCAATATCGGCTATCATCTGTGCAAAATTAACTATAGTTGCTCTAATACCCCCTAACATTATTTTAAAGCCAACATATTAGTTGCTGTGGTATTTGTTGCTTTGATTGCAGAAAACTTAACGGGAAGTATCTGACCACTTGCTAGGTTTTTAAAAGTTGCATCGCTGCCTGATTGCAAAGTAAGTACTACATCACCTCCTACGCCTACGTAAACAGCAGAATGTAAATCTGTTAAGGTTTGATCTCCTGTTGCTCCACTACCACCATCTACAGCCGTTACAACGGTAGCACTCTCATAGATCATTTGATTTAAGGATTCTACAACTGAATATTTATTTATAGAACTTGCCATCTTGTTTCTCCTCTTTATGCCTTACCGAGCTGACATCTCTCATGGGCATATTGGTTTATGTTAAGTCTGGGAATAATACTGCTCGACTTCCTCCTGTTTTATCTCGCTTTCTCATTCCATTTTTCTTTACTGCTTCTTGAAATTTTCTGTCATGTATCTGGGATAAATTTAAACTAACTGTTGCTAAGTTACCATCACTAACTGTACCCGCTTTATCTCTGTATAAAGCTGCTTTGACATAATCAATTATAGAATTATGAAAAACATTATCAACATCAGGTGTGTCTGTAATAGCACTAACAGCATTTGGCTCCCCATAGTAATGTATTAATATTCCATTTGTCACTGCCTCATCAATAGGTTTATACTGGCCCTCTAAAGAATGAGTTGTACCACTTGTTTCACCTCGTGTTGTAACAATAGCTAAATGATCACCTCTAATAAAGTAAGCTAATTTCTCTTCAGGGTGTGTGTATGTACTTGCCATTAATCTACATCCATTGTTTGTATCTCACCATTTAGTAATCGTGGAATCTTTACATATTCGCCACTAGAGTCCATGAAATCTACTCTAAAAACTTTATTAACTTCAATACCTGAATTACTATCACTCAAAGTATACCACTGTTGATCTGCAACAGAATTTGCTTTTGCATACTCTACCTTAGTAGAATAGTTTCCAATCTCAACAAGGGCCTCATTAATTAAATTAATAATGTATGTTTCAGGAGCATCAGGAAACACCTGTCTTACCCTTGATATAATTTTTTTTACTGTTAAGCTATGTACTGCCATTATCCTGCCTCATCCCAAGTTAAAGTTGTGTCTTCCCAGTTTTTAACATTATAACTAGCCCAAAATCCTTTTATAATCCAACTAATTGATGTTGGTAAACTTACAAGACTAAATGATGGAGAAGTATTTAAAGTTACTAAAGTAGAAGACGGTGATGTATTTAAAGTAACCAACGTAGACGAAGGAGAAGTGTTTAACGTAACCCCCGTAAAGGATGGAGAGGTGTTTAATGTAACTAATGTTTTAGCCATTAGCTTGCCACCATTATTTGAACACCTTTATCATAATCAGCTTGTAACTTTGCTTGTTGCTTTTCATAAAACTGATAGTTTTGAGTGTTGTTGTTTAAATTCTGACTATACTCTTGAACACTTGTGTTTACCTGAGCACTATATTTATTTAACTCAGCCAGAAACTTTTGAACTAAATCATCGTTATTTTGTATTGCTGCTTGCAAGGTCTGAGCTTTGTTTTGTAAATCAAGAGCTTGATCTTGAGACTTATTAAATTGATCTATGTTTGTCGCCTGAGATGCTTCTTGTCTAGCATCCTCTGCATCTATTCGAGCCTGATTTAATGCTTTTTGTAAATCACTATTATGCTTTGCCAACTCTGCTTGTATGTTTGCCTGATAGATAACATTATCTTTATTGAACTCATTTAACTCATTTTGAATGTCCCTAGAATACTGTTCTAATGAATTTGATTCAGTTGTAGACCATGCTTGAAAAGTTGTATTAACTTCATTTCTATATTTTTCTAATTTTTGAGAGTAGACCTGCACATCTGTATTTACCTCAGCTTGATACTCAGAAACCTTTGCTTGATATTCTTGAACTTCTTTCTGTAACAATAAAGAAGCCTCTTGTTGTGAATCTTCAGCATCAAGCCTAGCTTGTTGTAATTGCTTTTGAATATTTGACTGATACTCTACATTTGCATCATTAAAAATATTTAACTGATTTTGTAATGCTGCTTGATATGCAGATATATAAGAATTTAATTTAGATATTTGTGCCCCTGCAAGTTCTATATCTTCTTCGCTTTCAATAAAATCACCTAACACTTCCCACCAGTCACTGACATCCTGTTGATCAGCATCAGTTCCTGCAGTTCCAGTTGTTATAGCCGCAGTAAGTTCTTCAGTTGCTCCACCCACTACTGGAGCTGTATAGGTAGGTGCTGTTCCAAAAGAACCTATTGTAATAGCCCCTATTGAAGGTGTAGTAAAACTAGCACTGGATAAACTTGGTGGTGTACTTAAAGAAAAGTCCCCCGGATCATTATCTCCAAATGGATTCGCATTACTTGTATCTGCATAAAAAGCTTTAAAAGACACCCTAGTTGTCAGTGTTGGCTTTGTATATGTTGGTGCATTTCCATCTATAGCGGCCTTAGAAACACTTGCAACCGTAATAGCACCTACAGGAGAAGCACTAGCATCTGCATTACTTGCATTACTATAAGAAATAGTAGCTAAACTAGGAGCACTAGGAGCTGAAGTAGAAACGCTTAAATCTGATTTTACCAAACTACTTAATTTATTACTTAATGATTTTATAGAAGCGTACAGCGGAACTAAATATTCATACTCGTCTGGAAAGTTTGCTATAGCCGAATCACTATAAGCTACCGTTGGATTATTAACCTCTAAGTATTTACAGCTACCAGAAGCTGGTAAGGCATTTAACTTTCCATTGTAAACATAATACACAGGATCTGTAGCCGTAGCCGCTATCATATCATCACTATCAGAAGCTCTACCCCTTAAAGATGCTGGTATTTCACGACATGGTTGATCTATTGTCCCATCATTTCTTGTTACTGATATAACCTTAGCGGAGTCTAAAGTTTCAGCCTCACTTCCGACTGCAGCACTCGTAAACGTATCTTCAGTAGCACAAAACATTTTTAACCTAGGAGGCATTACGTTTATAACCTCCATAGCACCATCGCTTAAAAATTGTGTAAGTTCTGTTTGAGTAGGAGCACTACTACCATCGATACTAAGACCTGTTAACCCTTCTACCTGTGCTTCAAATGTTGCCATTATTTAGCTCTCCTGACCTTTCTTGCTACTGTTTTACTATATTTAGCTCTTCCTTTTCCCTTTGCAGAAGCCGCTCTTTTCTTTCTATTTGTAGCAGCTTTTTGACTTTTTGTTAAAGTTTTTCTAACTGACTCTGGTAGATAACGACCTCTTTTCTTTTTAGGTTTTTTCTTATCACCCTTACTAACATAATCCCACTTTTGTTTAGACCATTTAGATAATTTATTCTTAGAGGACTTCTTACCAGAATATGTACCACCCATATCTTTATAATACTTTACTGCAAGTTGCATAGCTCTAGCTGAATGTTTACCACCCATTTTTGCTTTAGCTTTTGCTTTAGCTCTTGCCCACTTCGCAGGATCTCTTTTCTTTGCTGTTGCCATATTATTTTTTCTTTTTATTCGATCTTCTAATTGCTTCTTTGCCCTTTTTAAAGATCTGTTGCTGTGTTCTTTTACCAGCTACCTTAGATCTTTGCTCTCCTACCGTTAGTATCTGTATCTTACGAGCAAAAGGCTTTCTAATTCTTTTTACTTTTGCAACAGTTGCTCTTGCATCAGCAGGCGTTGCAAATTTAATTCTTACTGTATCCTTTGGATTTTCATCTGTGTACAGTCTACGACCACTTCCTTTTGGTTTTTTACCTGTACCAACTTTAGGATCTCTTTTCTTTTTAGGCACTACTTCTTCTTTTTTGGAGAAGCGTGTTTCATTTGAACTTTAAAACTAGCCATTAAACTAGATCCTTTATGTGATTTATAACCACCTTTAGGATTTTTCATCAATTTATATCCAGAACCAGATTTCATCCAGTGATAACCATTAGGAGCTTTTACTTTTTTATTCATAATACCTTACCATTTTACTTTATCAGCCCACCACGCTGCTGACATCTTACCTTTAGCAATGTTCTTAGCATGACGAGCTTTAAATGATTTACGCTTTGCTTTCATCCTAGCAGACTCACCCTTCTTGGGTTTTCCTGCTGTTCCGGACAACGTACCAACTTTTTTACCCTGTTGTCCAAAACGTATTGTTTTAATCTTACCACCTTCTTTTGCAACAACAACATGAGATTTAGTAGGATGATTTGGAGTTCTCTTTGGTTTATTAAAAGCAGTGACTCCAGCTCTAGCCAACCTAGGATCTTTTTTCTTTTTCTTAGGTGGCATAACCTAAATTTTTTCTCATCTTTTGTATATTGTCACCCATAGACTGAGTTGACAATTCTACATCAGTTCTTTTTCCTAAGTCAGACATTGTCCACATATTCGTTGTAAACTTAGGTATAGAAGCTTGTTTTCCGCAAGCTCTACAATAAAACCAACCCTCTTTGTTGTTTGCATTGCAGTGTATACATTTTTTCATAATTTTCCTTTTTAGGTTTTGAGGGCTGCCTTTTATTGACAACCCTCACAGTACCTAAAACTGTTATCCTTATTTATTTGGATTATGAAGTTTGAATTCCATTATCGATTCCTGACATTGAGCTTCCTACGTATTCTCCACCTACAAACATAAGTTCTACATAGTCGCCTTTCTGTGCAGTTGTATCTAAAATAACATTAGAAACCTGAGTTCCCGCTGTTGAATTAGCTGCATCGTTGCCAGCATCTTTTTGAACCAAACTAATTATAGCACTTCCAGCTGCTATTGTGATATCTCCAGTTGGAGTTTCTTCCTCAACAATAAACTTATAGTAAACACCGTCTTCACCAGTAGATGCTGTTGGTAGAGTAATTTGATAAGCTCCACCAGCAGAGTCACATAAAAAGACTTTTCCACTATCGTCGTTTGTTAAAGTTCTAGCTGCTACGATCTTTTCAACCTTTTTCTTTAAGCCAAAAGTTGAACCGCTACTCTCATTAAGAAAATCAGTAAGCATCTTAGACTCCTTCTAGGTTAAACAGTGCATGAGACTCAGGAAGAGTTACTTCAAGACCAGCTTCGGTCAAGATCATATCTTTTCTTAAATCCTCATCAGCACCTTGCACATTAGTCATCACTTGAGTGTCACGATTAATACCGTTACCAATTAATGGACGGTAAGCTAATTGTGTCATGTCAGCCATCAACATAAAACCAGATGAAATACCTCTAAACAGTGGCTCTTTAACAAGATTTAATGTTCCGTGTATTGTATCTATCACCATAATATTATGACCAAAAGAACCCTGACGAGCTTCCATGTTCATTCTTAATGGTGACTGATTTGTTCCGGTAGCTGTTGGAGTAGCTTGTTCACTAGCATTTTTACTATAAGCTAAAGAACTGCTTAAGAAAGCATCACTACCTAGCTTGTTGAAGAATGTGATTACTGGTAAACTACATAGAACCAGTTTCTCTGACATTCCACCTCTAGCCGGATCAAAGATAACCTCAAGATCACTTAGCAATCTATCATAAGTTAATTCTGACTGAGCAACACTTCTGTAATATGCACTTCCAGATGTATAACTGAAAGCTGCATCATTAACCACTGGAGAGACGTTCTTAACAATGTGACCTACTAGACCTTCAGTGTATTGAATACCACCTACACGAGCTCTTTGACCGAAAAGCATTGCTCTTTCAATGTCAATTTTGTGCTCACGGAGTTTAGTAGCCCAGATACGATTCCACTCTTCAGCATACCCACGATAACGAGTTGCATAAGCAGTGTTAGTCATCTCTGCTGCTGTCTTAAAGATCTGAGTATACCCAAAATCATCTTCTAATTCAGAAGAGAATACATCAGGTGAACCAGATCCTTCTTCAAAAGAAGATCCTATAATTTGAGCTACATCATCATCAGCAATGCTATTACTACCACTTACAGCGGATACATCAATTACTTTACCTGTAAATGTTGACTGATCACTTCCATGACTTACTCCTGACTCTACTCTAACCAATGCTTGACCATACCCAGCATCTGAATCAACCGTACCAACAGCTAAAACCATACCTTTTATAAGGTACTCAACAGCAGCACCGGCAGCAGTATCAACAGTAAATGAATATGAAGAGCCTGCGGAAACCGTGCCAACTGCTCCCTTAATTAAAAGAGAACGGTCTGTAAAGCTAATGCGATTACGATTTTCCAAATAACGGAACACGGGGTCATCGGTAGGTGACTTAGCGACCTGATTTAGGTAGACGAAAAATGGTGATTCTTCAGGGACTAATTCAGCAACCCTGTCACCAAAATTAAATATTCGTCTTCTATCCGGTCTTTGACCTACACTAGCATCGGAAGTAGTAGCAGTTATATCACTGGACTTTAATGTTCCAGTATTAAACGATATTGCCATTTTTATTTCCTTTGTGTTTTTTTGTTATTATTAATTACGGCAACCTTCCAGCACCACTCGTATTCATTATAGAGTCAAACATTTTATTAGCATCACTCTTAACTGATCCTTGTGGTTGCCCTTGAAGAACTCCTGCTGTGCGAGGAGCTTGCTTTGCAGCATTTACCGCTTCCATTGTATCATTGTTTGCAACAGACTGCCCTCTTTGCATCTGCCAAAGTTTGACTAGATTGTTTAAACCTACTCGCTCTTTTGGTTGTGTAGTGAACTGTAAGAAATCATTTATATCATTATCTGACATTTTATGAGTTCCTCTTAGTTCATTCACAGTATTTTGCATTTGCATTTGTTGTTGCATCTGTTGCTGTTGTTGGGATAATGCAGAATTCAATCGCTGCTGTACCAAGTTTTCTATCTTTGTATTCACATATCGTCCTGACTCTGAATTTTCATCTGTAAATGCATCCCATGGATTGAAATCGTCCTTACTTACATTAGGCTCTGCCTGCTTTTGTTGTTGATTTCCGGCAATACCATCTTCAAGTACCTTCACCAAGTCTGGTCTCTGCTCAAGTAGTTGTAGAATCTGAGCACCTTGTTGCAACTTTGCATTTTCGGCTTGAGCACGATCATACATTGATTGAAACTTTTTTGACTCAGCTTCATAATCTACAGAAGTAGACTGTTCTTGTGTTGGTTCTTGATCCACAGCAGCGGCTTCTGGGCCTGCTTGCTGACTGATGATATCCTCTTCAAACGCACTATTAGCAGCGGGCTGTTCGATAGGGACATTCACTTCCTGTTGTTCTGTTGTAGACATAAACTCTCCTTTAGATGTCTCTTGCTAGGCCTTCGGAGCGGAACCAGCTTTTCTCTCAAGATCCTTGAGATTGTTTGCTAATTTCTCCACCTCGAGCTTCACCTCGTTTTCTAGTTTACTACGTTGCACTCTCCTATCTGCTTTTGACTCAGAGGAAACCTCAGAAAGTCTAGATTTAAACTTCTCAACCTCCACTCTTTTTCTATCACTAACAGATTCTCTCTGTGCTGTCTGCAAGTCACCTTGCAAATTCTTTATCTGAGCTTCTAATGCTTGTATCTGCTGACTCATTAATTGTTTTTCTTCAGTACGTCTCATAATACCTTCTTTATCAAATAGCTCTGGATTTTTCTTTAACACCTCATAACGATCAACAATTCCTAATTGAAATGCTTCTAAGTACACTGCTAACTCAGCATACTTACTAGAAGGCATCGTTGATCCGGGCTCAATTCTTACATCGTGTTTATCTAACATATGTCTTTCTTTTTTCAAATCTAATACTGCTTGACTGACATCTGTATAAAAATTAGCCATAACCTCGGTAATATTATTATTAGGTTGAGCTAATCTAAAAATCTTTTTATAGGTGTAATGACCTTTTGATAAATTATAAAGGACTTTACCTAACTTGTTAATACTAAACTCAATATCTCTTAATTTAGATTTTGGTCTTTCACTTCCAAGAGCAATCATACGTTCTGTTGCCCTCACTGTATCTGGAGCTTTATCAGCAAAGCCATGCATCATTTCTGGCAATCCAAATATAAAATCTATATAGAACTCTGACTGTTGTATTAGTCGATAGAACTCACCAGCTAATGGTTGAGGAGCAGGATAGTGTGGTTCTCCTTGTGAAGAATCAACTTCAATGACTGCATTTGGGTTTGCCCAGTCTTTTTCTAACTGAGATAAATCCTCAACACTACCTAAAGGAACCAACAGTTTTAATCCAGCAGAAGCTTGAGCGTGTGACAAAGCCAATGACCATAGCTTATTTAGGAGTCTTTGCATTGGTCTGGCTCTAGAAACATCGCTCTTTGGATAAGGTGTTCCTGTCCAAATATTCGGTAAAGGTACAATAGGATACTCATCAGTGTTTAGTATCTGTTCATATAGCACAACTTCTCCCATAGATGCACAAACCTTTACCCTTGTTTGTAATACCTCTATCGCTGTATAAGCTTGTATCTCAAATGCTTCTACGTTTTCGTTGTAGAAAACAGCGTATTCCTCTTGAGATAATATATCTTCTTCTTGAGTCTTACGATTAATCACCCTGTAAAAAGGAACCTTTACTTTAAAAAACCTTTCTAATACCTGATACTTCTTAGATTCAAAGTAATCTTTATCCTTAACATCAGCAGGCGTAAATACCTTCATACTATTTCTATTTTGAGAAGAAGGATAGTCTTCTTCATCGTAGGTAAATCCTGATATGTCGTGGATAAGACCTTTTATCTCCTCTCCGGTAATTGGATCAACACGATCTCCTAATTCAGGGTAGAGGTTGACGGCTTGTTCTCCCGTGAGGATGGTGGAAAGGATAAGACCATCTGAGTCGCTAAACCATCTATTTCTAGAACTGGGGGATGCATAAACCCTAAAAGGATCTATATAAGTGAACCTGACATCACCTCTACCAAAATCTGACTCTCTATCAATATAAGCATATAAATAACCCATACCTGTTGTTGCATAATCTTGTATGGCTTGTTTCATTTGCCAATCACCATCTGACGTTTCCCATATGTAATTCATAATACTACGCCACAACGTAGCAACTTGCACATCAGAATCTTCTCTAGGGGTGATTGTAAATGCAGGAGGTCTAGAAGTTAAAACAGCTTTAAATTTTTCAATAGCAGATGAAACACGATCCATTGGTATATCTGCTTGATTTCTAGAAGCAAGCTCATCGGATTCATCTTGGGTAAAATGATTGCCCAAATAAAAGTCAATATCTCTACGAGCTTCCGTATCCCAGTCAGATCGAGCATCTCTCCACTGTCTGTAAAGCTCATCGTTGTATAAAGCTCTTTTATCTTGCTCCATTTTATCTAGGCATCTCCATTGATTCAGAACCCATACCTTGTCTTACTGCAGGCACACCTCTCATCATGCTTTGCATCTTTGCAAATTCTAATAAATCTCTCATTCTCATCGAATCGGCCATCGTAGTATTTGGCATAGGTGGTGCTTGCATCTCTATACTTTCTGGATTATCAAGCATACCTTTTAATCTCATCAACTCTAGTGTTTTTAAGGCTTTATTCTCTGTGTCTTGATTTATGCTATCTTGTAACATCATAGCACTATCTCTAACAGCTCCTAAAACACTACCTCTATAAACATTAGGATTGGCCATTCTTTGATCAATACTTTGTTCTAATTGACGATTTTGTTCATCAGCAAACATCTGTGGATCTGGCATTGGCCCTATCATACCACCATCTTGAAAACCTAATAGTTGACGAAGCCTGCCTTTACTTTCAGGCTCTCCAGATAAGAACTGATCAACCATAGCAAAAGGTATTGAGTCTTGAGGTGCAAATGCCATTTGTTGAGTAGCATCCATTCCTGCCTTTGCTCTCGCTAAGTTCATCCGACTACTTTTACCTTCACCTCCATAATACCTTAAACCTTGTCCTCCTCCAACTTGATCCGCTGGAATAGACATTACTCTTCTAAGATTGTAAATGTTCCCATCTCTATCCATATTTGATTGATCAAAATCAGCACCAGCTCCTAATAAAGTTTTTCTTTGAACGCTTCCACCATCTTGCATACCCATCATCTTTTTCTTCATAGCCATACCACCGCCCATCATACCCATAAGTGAATTGTCTACCATGCCACCCATCTGCATATAACCCATACGATTTCTAACCATCTCTGGTAACTTGCCTAGACCGGGGTTGTCTTTTGGTACTGGCTTTAGTTGTCCACCTTTTTCCATCATCATCATTTTGTCTTTAACCATACCACCATGACCATATCCCATCATTTTGTTTTTTACCATGCCGCCATGACCATACTGGTTCATTACCATTCCACCACCAGCATAAGCATCAACCATGCCACCTGTGCCCATTGGCTTAGGCCCAGCGTTCACCATGCCACCACCATACATTCCTTTCATGTTTGCTGTTGTAGCCATTTCAATTAGTCTATCAATATTAGAATGCCCACCTTTCTCTGGCATATTATTAATCATATTCAACATAGGGACTCCTACCATATCAACGGCTTCTTTGCGGATAACAAACTCACCGGGGGTTAAAATTGTTTTTACTGTATCTGTTGTACCGGGCATTACTCTTTTATTTCAAAGTGAGGAAAGTCATCAAAGCGGTTATCTTTAACTTCCCACCTTCCTTTTTCTTCGTACATATCCCAATTACCACCCCATCTTAACTTAATACCCATACCACGGGCAATACCAAGAACGAAGCCAGCAAAAAGTGTTTGGCGTTCTCTATCCTCCCAATCGATAGGATAAGGGGTAACGTCAACGGCTTTAGAAGGGCTAGCATTATGGCGACCATTAGGATACTTAACCTTAGTACGACCTTTATTAAATAAATCATTTTGTCTTTCCTTTCCTCTATGCCCCTCTAAAATACTACAGTCAACGTACTTAATTACTTCATTAAATACATCTTGTAACTTTTGATCGCAAGTAGCGAGTCTTGATTTTGATCGATTAGAGTATCTAGGCATAATTGTATTTAGCTATGTTATGTTAAACATAAAATATGACAAGTACAATAATTATTTAGAATCTTGCCCCACTCATCCAGTTGTAGGCTCTTCTAGTTATCTTACGAATAGGTTGGTCAGCCTCTGCTTCAAGTGACTCTAGTTTTGTTGAGGCACTCTTTGGTGGTTTAGCAAAGTAGTCTGCATAGTATAAAGCATCCATAACATCATCGTTTCTTGGTTTAGGATGTTCAAAGAACTCATCAACCAGTTCTGTCATCTCTCTTTGGATGTAAAGTTTCTTAGAATTAACAATTGGGCCTAGTGTTGTTTCTAGCCTATCTTGTTTTTTAATTCTATTTGGTGGCTTTACCCCCTTAAAGATTCCGGGTAGTAATCTTTTTTCAGATGCAGATAATCTAGTTACCATATCTCTTACCATTTCCTGTGCAGCTACCGTTTCAATCGTCACTCGTCTTACCGGAGTGTACTTATTTGCCAAGGAGATTATTTGTTTGGGAACGTCAAACGTAGGGATTCTCTCTCTAAAGTACTCTAATACATACCGATTTTTGTTAGAGTCTATGCCCATAACTAAGATCACTTGATAATCTGAGTTTTCAGAAGCAGTAGCTGCTAGGTCAACACCAATGTAAATATTGATAGGGATTGCATTATCCCCTTCTATTAAATAATTAAACTTTCCTTTATTCTCAACCCTTCCTTTGTAATACTGTATTCGATCTATCTTAAACGATGCATTGGTAATATCTCTCGCATCATTCATATATTCCTGTGCAAACTTATTAACCAGTCCTGCTTCGATAAACTCTCTTTTCTTTCCCTCTAGCTTTTTCATAGAGAATTGTTCTGGCCATATAGACTGATTATTTTCAATAGCTCTATGAAAGACAACGCTCCAAGGATACTTTCTATTTTCTTCTTTTGCTTTGTTGTAACCATCTACAACCATTTG